ATTTCTTTTGATGAAGTAAAAATGAAATGTGGATTGCCAGAATAATATATAAGATTATGAAAGAAAATTACTACATGGTAAATATCAATACTGGTGAAAAGTTTTTATTGGTTAGTGCCAAACGACCATCTATATCGGCAGGATATATAGAAAAAGATGGAATAAAACAAAAGACCGATATTCAATGGAATCCTATCGAATATGATTATGCCGAACTTGTTATTGAATAATACATTTAGTATGGGCCGCACATTCAGAAAAAACGATAGGTGGAAGAAAGACAGACGTGACCAAAACTTCCGCAAGAGTAAGAAATTCAAAGAGGTAAAGGACGGATACATCCATCCAAAATCTCACTTACCAAAGGTAGATTCCGAACCAATTGATACCGATGATAATTCTTGATATAATATTGGTAATCGCTGTAAATCTACTGGCTTGGACAAATATAAAACAAGCCAGAAAGATTAAGGCATTGGAGTTGGCTAATAAACTTCGGATAAACGATATAAATTCTTTACAGAGGAATCAGAACGTGATAGTATCTTCATTTAAGGAATTACATCGTATTATAAGAAGGTATGACAAAAGCGCCAAAAAGCAGCTCCGAATCGACAGTAGAAACCAAGCGTAAGGGTCGTAAGAAAAAAGAAGAGGGCACGATTAAGGGTATAGGATTGTTTGACCATATCAAACACATCCGAACTATCCAAGACCCCGATTATTTTAAAAATCTTACCGACTTGGACAAGAAAACGTTTTCTCACTTCATGATTTTGAAGGCGTTGAGTATGAATCCCGCCCTTTTATCTGATATCTCCGACTTATTCAAATACTTCGATAAAGTTCCTTCTCCACAATTTTATCAACTTCTCATTGGTCTGATTCCAATAGACCGCAATTACTATCCTTGGGTAAAACCACCAAAGAGCCAAGTAAGTGATTCTGTGATTGAATTGATTGCAAAATATTTTGAAATATCAAAATTAGAGGCTAAAGACTATGCTCTTTTGCTTTTAACAAAAAAAGATGGTATTAAAGAGTTGGAGAATTTTTGTAGAGATTTCGGATTCACGGATAAGGAAATTTCTGCCGCTATGAAAGATAGTAATAATGAAAATTAAATCCTCTGGAAAAAAGAAACATTACATTTATCATCTAATAGACCCAACGACTAATATTGTGTTTTATGTTGGTAAAGGAACTTCTGGACGAATGTATGACCACGAAAATTTAGTTATTAAAGATAAAATTCCACATGGAAATAAACATTTATTTTATAAAATAAAACAAATAATAACTTCTGGAAATAGAGTAATTTATAAAAAAATATTAGAAAATTTAGATAATAAATTGGCTTGTGAATTTGAAATACAAGAAATAAAAAATCAAAGAAAATTAAATGAAAATTTGTGTAATATAGGAATTGGTGGAGAAGGTGGTGATAATATATCTAATCATCCAAATAAAGACGTGATAATAGAAAAATTTAGAATATTGAATAAAATGATGGTGGATAAATATGTTAGAGGAATACCTAAATCCGATGAAGCGAGACGTAGAATGTCTATGGTAATAAAAACTCCAGAGTGGAGAAAAAAGATAAGTATATCAAAAACTGGCCATAAAACTGGTATTCCATCATATATGAAAGACCCAATAAAAAAGAAATTGTGGATGGATAAAATAAGTAAAAATCACGCTGACTTTAGTGGTAATAAAAATCCATTTTTTAGAAAAACTCATTCATCTGAGATTAAAGATTCTATGTCTAAAAATAGACGTAAAATATATAAATTGACATATGATGGAAATCAAATTATTATTGAAGGTGGTAAAATATTAAAATGCTTTATAGAAGATTATAATAAAATCCATAATACGAATTATAATGTTCCAATGATAAAATATAAAAGAAATAGTATCGGGTGGAGATTAGAAAGAATATGAAAAACTTAAATGATAAACCAATAGTGATAGGCGTATCGGGGATGGCAAGAGCAGGAAAAGATACTTTTGTAAAAATTGCCAGAAAAATTTTAAAAGAAAATGGTTATACTTCCGATAAATTAGCATTTGCCGACGCTTTAAAATCTGATATAGATGAGTGGTTAATTGAAAAGTATGGAATCAGTGCGTGGACCGATAATACAGAAGAAAAGAATATAATTAGAAGTTTTTTGGTAGCTCATGGTTGTGGTAAGAGAATTCAGACCCAAGGTAAATATTGGATAGATAAAATAGATGATAAAATCCGGTCATTTATATATTCGGCGTCGTATCCACAGAATACTATTTCAAAACACGTCATTTTTATAAGTGATTGTAGATTTCCAAATGAAGTTGACTGGGTTCATAATAAATGGAATGGGTGGTTAATTCATTTGAAGAAATATTCTTTTGCGACTTATATACAGGGATGTGAGATGACAAAAGACGCCGTTAATACGGAAATAAAGATATATGATAGAGCGCCTAATGATGAAGAAGCCAAAAACGACCCAATTTGTGAAAAAAATGCTGATTATAAGTTGGAACTTGAAAATGTAATCGAAAGAGAACAACGAGTAAATGGTATTAAAATTACCACAGATGACTTGATAGACAATGCTTATCTCAATGAAGAGATTAAAAAGTGTTTAAACCAATGCCCATTTTTAAGTATTAAATGATATTTATTATCATGAATGTAGATAGAATTATATACAAAACTACCAATTTAATAAATGGTAAAATTTATATAGGAAAAGATAAAAATAATAACCCAGAATATCTTGGGTCGGGTAAACTAATACGGTCTGCTATAAAGAAATATGGCAGACCGTCTTTTTTGAAAGAAATATTAGAACATTGTGATAATGATATTTCCATGAATGATAGAGAAAGATATTGGATTGGCGCATTTAATTCAAGAGATAAATCTATTGGTTATAATATTTCTCAAGGTGGAGATTGGGGTGATATATTAACAAACAATCCAAATAGAGAATTAATTATAGATAAAATAAAAAAGGCGTGTAAAGAAAAATTGGGAACTGCTGAACATAGACATAAAATGTCTATAAGATTAAAAGGTCTTAAAAGTCCACATAAAGGCAAAAATAGACCTGAATTGATTGGTAAAAATATACGACATATAAATGAGGAATATCAAAATAAAATTATAGAAATGTATAAAACTATGGGAGTTTGTAAAATTATCAAGATATTAAAATCTCAAGGATTTGAACACGGTAAATGTTCTATAATTAATTTCTTAGAAAGGAAGGGACTATATAATAGAAAGGGCAAACGAGGGCCTTTTGGCGAAAATATTCTAAGAAAAAATGAACGTGGACAATTTATATCAAAATCAGTTTTTTACAACGGAGATTCCGATACAAAAATATCCAATCATTCTTGAAGAATGTAAAACTTCTGTTCAAAATAAAATTTTTCGTGAAATAATAGACGCCTATCACAGTTATAAGAAATATAAAGATTCGCCTACAAGAAATATAAGATTTTTGGTCTATGAATCTATTACAGGAAATAATGTGGGGGCTATAGGTTTATCATCTGCAACAATTGCCGTTAATGTGAGAGACAATTTTATCGGATGGGATAATAAAACTAAAATTAAAAATTTAGGTATGTTGGCTAATAATTCAAGATTTTGCTTAATAAAAGATAGATTTACAATAAAAAATATTGGTAGTATGACATTGAAACGTCTTGAAGTTGATGGTGGTAATAGATGGAAAGAAAAATATGGTCAAGATTTGATTTTATTAGAGACTTTTGTAGAACCTTCTGAAAATAGAATTGGGTGTGTTTATAAAGCCACAAATTGGTTAATGGTAGGAGAAACGCAAGGACACCATATTAGAAAAACTCCTATGAGGATGTGGGCGAAGGAAAAGGGTGAGAGGGGTAGATTGGCCAGAGAAAACCCGGAAGAGTGTCTTAAAAAGTATGCCGGCTACTTGGGCGACCATACCATATCTGGTTATAAAGTCACAAAGACGGCAAAGAAGATTATGTTTCTGAAACCGTTGGTCAAAGATTGGAAAGAGAGATTATTGAAATGAAAATTCTATTGTTTGGTTCTAAAGGTTATATTGGTTCTGAGTTTATGAATCAATTGAGTCGTATTCACGACGTTCAACTATCCACGGCTTCATCAAGGAAATCTGATGGTAGTTATTATACTTACAAGGAACTTGAATCTCTCATTGATGGATTTGGTAAATTGGATGTTATCATTAATTGTTCGGCTTATATCGGAGTCAACTCGGTAGTTGATTGTGAAAAAGCCAAAGATACAACTATTCTAGCGAATGTCATTTTTCCTACGATGTTAGGACAAATCTGTAAAGATAGAGATATCATATTGGGACATTTATCATCAGGATGTGTTTTTAATGGTTATACTATCGGCGGATATAAAGAAGATGATGAAGTAGGATTAAGTTTTAGAACTAATTGTAGTTTCTATACAGGAACAAAAGTGATGGCCGAAGACTCTCTGATAAATGTTGATAAGAAATACATTTGGAGAATCAGACTTCCATTCGATTGTTTTTCAAACCCAAGAAATTATCTAACAAAGTTGATGAAGTTTGATAGATTGATTGTCGCAGAAAATTCTTTGTCTAATAGAATTGAATTGGTTACGGCTTGTATTCATTGCTTATATGATAAAGTTCCATTCGGAACATACCACGTTACAAATCCTGGCGGTATTCGCACGGATG